TCTGCGTGGCGACAGTAATCGTGGTCGACTGCTCCGCCGTATCCTGCACGGAAATTGCCGCGCCGGTACGGACCGTGTAGTCGTTCGGCAGGCGGATGCGGAGGGTCTGACCGATCTTGGCACCGGTCTTGGCGAACTCCGAATCGTACTGACGGTTGATGTTCTGAATGAAATTGTTGGCGTTTACGAAGAGGCGAACGGCCTCTCGCGTAATCATATCGATGGTAAGAAGAGTATTGGCCATGTGTCCTTAAATCCAGGTTGGGGTTATCGCCCAGCCCTTCGCCGCTCCGCTTCTTCCTTGTTGCGGACGCGGACGAACTCCTCCATGGAGGCATTCGCGAGGTCTACGACCGGCGTATGACTGCCATCGATCGGTTTGATGGGTTTGGGCGCGGAGGAAATGGGCCTCGGCTTGTCGGGCTGTAGGGACAGCTTCGCCAACTCGAATGCCCGCTGCGCTGGAGGGAGCGACAGGACACGCGCCGCCTCGTCCAGATCCTTCCCAAGCGTGTAGAGAACCTTGTGACCGTTCTCGATCTGAGTGGTCAGCTCCAGAACGTCCTGGGGAAGTCCCCCAAGGTGCCTGAAGTTCGAAATGGTGGTGTCGAAGTCCTGAAACTCCGATGCACCTTTCGAATAGGTTTCGTTACACGCTTCGTTGAATCTGGCCTCGGCAAGTTTCCTGGATGCGGCTTGCTCGACGGCAGTCTGGAAAGACGCAGGATCAACCGGCTGCTGGGGTGCTTCGCCGGGTTGCTTCTGTGCCTTCTGGACTTCCGCGAGTGTCGCTTCCAGCGCGGCCGCTCGTTCCCGTTCCTTCCACTTCTCCGCAGTCAACTGGTCGATGCGCTTCTGGAACCACGGGGTTTTCTTGGGTGGTTCCGGAGTTTCGGGGGTCTCAGTCTTGACTTCGGTAAGAGTGGCTTGCTCCGCGCCAGTGTTCGGAGCCTGTTCAATTTCAGGCGTCGTCGTGGATTCAGCCGGAAGCTCCGGCTCGGCCCCAGGGGCCGCCGTTTCGTCAGTCATAGGAATGTCCTAAGGAGATTTTCCCCGGTCTAAACGGGCCGGTACGTCAGTGAACCGTCGCGTCCCTGATGGCAGGGTTGATCGAGCGGTCGTTTACCAGGGCCTCGTAAATCTCGTTCTTTACGTGGTCCGAGTAATTGAGGCGCAGCATCCGCGTCAGTTGCTCGCGGGCTGCGGGAATGAAGGCGGGCCAGTTCTTTCGGATGTAATTCCGCTGCTTCGGCCAATCGCGATAGAAATCCGGGTTTGCCGCCGCCAGTTCGTAGAAGGCTCCGGCGATCTCTTCCGCCGTCTTGCGGATCAGAATATGGGTGTGGTGCATCATTGCGCGGGCTCCGGCTGCTGCTCGGCGGCCTGGGCCTGTAGGTCGGCCTGCAATCCGGTCCGGTGCTCTTCCATCATCACGTCGTGGAGCATCTGGCCCGCATCCTTGGGCGTGAGGATATGCTTGGTGATGACATCGAGGCGCTTGGTGATGGCGTCGTAGGCCCCGATCTTCTCGTCGGACGACTTGTTCTTGTTCTTCATCTTTTCCTCGGCAAGCTGCTGCGCGAGGTTCTGCATGACCTGCTGCATCTGCTGAATCTGGCCATTGAGGGCCTGGACTTCAGGAGAAGCTCCACCTTCGAGCAGTTGCGACGGGACGAGCTTTTTAAGGCGTTCAGCAACCTCTTCCGCCATCGGGAAGTCGGCCGCCTTGAAAAGCAAATCCCCGGCAACTTTCATGAGTTCCGGGGACTGAGCGATGATCTGTGACAGGGCGTTGAAGGCTTCCTGTCGTCGCGTGGCATAGGCTGGGCCTATGTCCGCCTCTACGTCGTACTTCCCGACATTCGGGTTGAAGATGCTCTTGATTGCCTCGCCCTGCTCCGCCCTCTCCTCGATGTAGGCAGCCTTGGCGTTCGGGTCGACTGTGACATGATGCTCGACACCATCCTCGGCCATGATCTTGATGAGCCGTGGCGTGTCGTAAATCTTCGGGATCAGATCGATCAGGATCTTCCCGGTGAACCGGATGGCAATCGCCAGATTGTCGATGAAGTGATAGGTGGCGTTGTCGCCCTGCCGCTGGCGCTGCTGAATCGCCACACCGGACTTCTCGTTCGACGGCATGCCGAGGTCGGCCTGGTACTGCCCGGACACGGCCATCAGCTCTTCCGAGGTGATCTTCATTCCCTCGACGTAGGCCGTTGACATCATCGCCGGCTCCGAGCGAGTCGGCCCCTTGATCTCCTTGCCGGTATCGTCAACGTCGTTGTAGGGGAGAACCGAGTAGTTCTCCTTGTTGGCGTTCTGCCAGTAGGTTTCGTAACCCTCGATCGCGCGAGCGGGAGCGATGTAGGGCGACTTGCCCTGCAAGGCTACCTGTTCGGCGGCGGCGGAGGTCCAGTAGTTGTACATCCGCTGCGGGTCTTTCATCGCCCGCGTATGGCCCTTGCGGTCAAGAACACCGTCGATGACAGTCTCTTCGCCAATCACCCGGACAATCGGGATGTACTTTCCCGGCCAGATGGTCCGGTCGCAGATTTCATCCCCGACGATGAAGAAGTATTCGATCTCGTTCTCGCAGATTTCCCGGATCTTCGTGGTCGGGTCGTCAACCACCATAGACAGGATTTCTTTCGGGATCTTGGATGCCCGGACGATGGTCTGTTGACCGGTCGAAGGGTCGGTCATCGCCATCAGGCGGTCTTTTTTCTCCACCCTGCGGTAGTACTCGCAGACGCGGACGTGATCCTCATCGATCCAGCCGTCATTGTTTCCCAACGCGGCTTGGCCAACCTTGTCCTTATATTGCGGATACTGGCGCTCGAACTCATCCCTAGGCATGTCATCGAAGATGAATCCAAACCCCGCGTCCGACCCGTCAACCTCGGAGATATCGGGATCGAGGTAGACGCAGAGCGGGTCTTTCATCCGGCGGATGAAGATTTCCTGGTCGAACGAGTCATCCCCAGAAAAGTCCGTGACGATACGCCAGTACCCGATACCGGCCTGAACCTGATACGACGTTGCAGAATCGTAAGCGGCCTGCGCATTGGACTGGTATTCAATACGACGGACCACTCCCTCGTAGACCTGAGAGGCTTCATAGGTCGCCTCGTTGCCAACGGGCTTGATCTTGACCGAGGGTTTGTTCTGCTTCGCGTCGTTGATGATGTTGAGGCAGTGCTGACGGGTCTTATTGATCGTGAGACAAGGACGCTGCTCAAGGTCACGCGATGAATAAAGCTCGTCTGGCCACTGATAGTGGTTATCTGCATCCCCGTTGGCGAACTTGAGGTCATCGACAAACCGCTGGCGGGCGGTCGACTCCCATTCCTCGCAATATTTGAACCGGTCCTTCGCCTCCTGGATGATCTCCTTGTCCTTTTCGGACTGCTTCTCGGTCATCGCATCCAGCCGTGTTGAGTTCCAGCAGGGAGAGCGGGGCGCATGGCGAGCTTCACGGTCTTCACCTCTCCCACTGGCTCGGCAAAGGTCAGCGCCACGGCGTCCCATTCGTCAGGGGATCGGATACCGCGTCGCCGCATGTCCTCTTTGCTCTCCAGAACCAGCTTGTTGTGCATGTCGTACTTGTAACCAGGCGCACAGGCGTCAGCCTGCAACGCGTCGGAATCGGGGATCGATGCCCCGCCAACGTCCTCAAGCCACTCTTTCGAACGCTTCCAGATTTCGGCTCGCCTGTTGCGAGGTCCGCCGTTTGGCCTGACATCCTGCGGCTCGGAGCCGAAGTTCACGGCCTTCACAACGTTGGTGTAGGGCGCACCCCAACTCTTGAGGATGTCCACGACACCCCCGCCTATTCCACCAACGTCAATGAACACCCTTGATGGATGCTCGTTATCGATCACCGACTTGATCCAGTTTGCACCCTGAACCGTATCGAGCTTTGACTTCGACTCGATCTTCTGGACCTTGCGACCTACACGCCACGCAAGGGAGAAACGGTCGTCTCCATAACGTGCCGGGTCAGCGCCAATGACTAAAGGACCGTGTCCCTCAACGCTGGACTTGCGGGCTTTGACCACAAGCTGCGCCGGGATGTAGCTGTCGTGTCCGGTAAGCTGGAATGCCTCAGCCGCATTGGCCGGATATTCCTGCTTGAACAACAGGGGATCGCCAAGCTCCCCGATCTTGATCCGTCGCCAAAGAAGCTGATCGTTGTTCAGCCCATAGGCGAGTTTGTATTCGGCCTCTTCGTCCGCTGGAACGAAGTCGTCCCCCGCAGGCTTCTTGTACTCATCCTGCCAGTACCAGGGGATGAAGATCGCCTTGTACTCGGACTCACCTGATTCGGCTTCCTGCCAACGCTGGTGGAAGAAATTCCCAACACCGTTCGCAGTGGACTCAAGAATCACTTCCGTCCCATCTAAATCAGGGACGGCTTGCAGGACGCCCGCCGCATGAGTATCCGCGTGCGGCCAGAAGGCGACTTCGGACCCGTGAAATAACTGGACAGTCTGCGAACGACCGACCGCTTTCGTGCCGGCCGTTCCGACCTTGTATCCGCTGTCCAGAACGTCGAAGTCCAATTCCTTGGCGTTCGA